GAAATGAACAAGGATTGGTTTCTTACGGAAGAATTCGCCAAATCGGCCCTCAAAACCAAATCCACGGGAGGGGATAATTGACATGATGAAATCAATGATATCCAAAAATACAGATAACTACGGCAACCCAAAACAAAACTATCTTGATAGAATCGCCGCCATGACGGATGTGGACCTGCACGCTGAAACGCGACAAAAGATTTGGCTATCAGCCTACGCCAACAACAATCCTCGCTCTGATTACCACTGGCAATGCGACGCTACATACGACGAATGGAAACGGCGCGGCAATCCAGACGGATATAAAAAGGCATATGACGAGGAATACGCCGCGAATTTTGGATAAAGCCAAATCCCCGGAGTGAGGGGAGAAAGGGAATGGATATGAATTGTGAATATTGCACAGGCGATTACGACAGGCATAGCGGAAAGCACAATTTGTTCTGTATAGGCCAAGAAATGAATTATGTTAGCAGTGAAAAGAGGCTAAACGGCGCACCTGTTAAGGGTTTATTTTATGTTAAATTCTGCCCCATGTGCGGAAACTCCCTGGAAAGTCCGGAGACGTTGACGCCAAAACAAGTACGCTCATGGACTATGGGCGAACCGTTGTTTATCAAACTGCTACCGCCTTGCTATGCTGAATGTTGGGAAATCCCATTGAAAATTGTTCCCGGCATGGAGCGGTTGCTTTGCAAAGGCAGTAACGTTTATTTCATGGAGGATTACGGCAAAACATGGACAGCCTACACTCACAAACCGAGGCAGGAGAGATGAATGATGACCGACCTACAAGCCTTCCTCCAAACCCAAATAACCACCGGCCTCACTATCCGTAAAATATCGCGTCAGACAGGCGTGGCGGCCTCTACGATTAGTCGAATATGCAATGGTGGTATTTCACCAAATATAGAGACGGCGGGGCGTATACTGCGGCCATTTGGGTATAGGGTGGCGATTAATAAGATAGGGCGGGAGCCGACAGGAGAGGGAGGACATAATGAATAGAAATTTAGATGGCGTATATTTTCGAGTAGAAAGAAGTGGAGCGTGGGAAAATGTTTGCTTCTCTGACTTGAGCGAAAATGAAATGGATACCGTATTGGCTGGCAAAGATACAAAATGGTTAATATCTCTGTGCAAAATCTTAGGAACCAAAATCAAATATATTGGAAATCAATTCGATATTATGGCCGCAGATAATCCCGAATAAGCCGGGGAATTGAGAAGGATAAAATGAACATAGCAATTTGCGAGACATGCGGTCGGTTTTTGAAGTTTGTAGAATATACCGCAGATGAAGCTAAAGAAATATATGCGCCAGATGGTGCGGGATATATGATGTGCAAAAATTGTGGGCCTCAATCCGTATTTCGCACAGTTGAACGAAAAGACAAAAAAGACACCCCGGCGTAAACCGGGGCTTTTTCTGAAATGGATATTGTGGTATAATAATCAAGAGGGATGTGACATTATGGCAAAATTCAGATATCATCGCGGCGGTCTTCGGGAAAGCATGGAAACCATTATCGAGGTATCCGGCAAGCAAGATTTAGTTGATAAGTTTCTCAAAGATGAATGGATTAGTCTATATAATCCCACGTTAGATACAGTACAGGTAAAACCATACAGTTATGATGATAGGATAAAATGGGATACGCATATTGTAACGCTTACTGAATGGGGCGTAGTCGGATTTACGGATGGGCCCTTAGATTGATAATAAGCAATCCCCCGACATTAGCCGGGGGAGTTTTGTTATACGAGGCGGGCCAGCAGCGCATTGTGATGAACCATATACGGATTCAGATCAATATTCGGCTCAACCGTTCGGGCGTATTTAGCGAGGATTTCAAAGTGGGATAATTCCTGCTTGGCTATTTCCTTGAAATCTTTGTTGCCGGTTTGCTGCCACAATTTGATGTACCTCTCCGAATCTGCAAGCTCGTCAGCCATATAATCCAGCAGGACACCTACAGCGCCCTCATTTTCGCCCTGTGCGTCGGTTTCGGGGGTTGAGTGGGTAACTTCGCCTTGATAATCCTCATGGACTTGCAGGGCTATGCAAGCGGCGTACAGAATGAATTGCTGCTTTGTGGCCTTGTCCGGGTCAATGTCTTTCAAATCCTTATAGGTATCCTTGGCGTTCTTCTGCCAGCGTTTCATTTTGTCTGACATGAATACACCGCCTATCCGAGATTGAAGTTAATATCTTCGCCCTCTTTGTGCTCATGCTCCATATATTCATGCATCCATTTAGATTTAACGGAAACATCATGAGGCATATAGCCACCAAATATAAAGCTACCCTCAGCCATATCAACCTGCGTCCATTCTCCCTGAACCTCTTTGATAAGACACATGAGTTTTTCGTATATTTCCGCATTGATGGTTCGGCTTAAATGGATAGCATGGTTAAGACATTCGATAAGCTCTGCCTCATTCTTTTTCCACATTGGAAAATGGGCCTTGAAATCGTCAAGGTTATTCATGGTATAGGGCTCTGCCTTTGCGACCATTGCCATATCAATTCGGGGATCATACTTCAGTCTATCCCGAGACATTTTTAGCAAGCTTTTCAAAGAGCAGAAATCACCTGCTGCCTCCCCGTCATCGTGCCAACGGCCGGGGCCGCGAACATGTATTTTCCTTGAAGCATTAGCCGCCCTTAAATGCCATAAACAACCGGCGAATAAATATGTGCAAATGCGGTCCAGTTCCATGCAGAGCTCTTTCTTTTTTTCTTCATGGTTCATTTCATCGTGGCTGGGGTTTCCGGGATTTCTCATATCATAAGGCATTATTCGCTCACCTCTGTTTCATCAGACTTTTCGGGCGAAGATTTTAGATATTTTTCAATCAAATCCATCAAAGACGGCATAACGCTATCAATAATTCCGTTCGTATCACCATATACTTTTTTCATGACGAACACAAACATGGAAATATCGGTTTCAACACCATATTCTTTTGCGGTTTCCATGAGTGATTTTACTTGCAGTTCTTTTGATGTTTCGGGGATATAAGGCGTGGCGCAAAAGCCGCCATATCCGCCAACAGGAATATCCGTCATGATTACGCCCTCCTGCAACGCCGAAGATGCTCTACTCCACGGAGGTCATAAAAGATACTTGCGTCACTAAGGAACAGCGGGAGCCTATTTCTGCCGCGCTCACAAAGGTCTATCCCATAGACGATATTGCCGAATGTGCATTGTCCGTGACAACCTTGGCTACTTCTGATTTCGCTGATTGTATGATATAAGGGAATTTCGGTTGTGGTTCCGGATATCTCCAAAACGACAGGAAGGGCTTCTCCGGCCTCCGGGATTGGCTGCGCGATGATAAGACAATACTTTGTGTCAATAGTCAATACCGTGGTCGCAGGAAGGGTTATAACTAAATTTGTACCTACGACCGCCACGCTAACGGATACGAGCTTGGTAAAACAAGTTCTGCAAGTGGACATTAAGAAAAACTCCTTTACATTATATAATAGTTGTAGTATAATAGTAGCATAACAATATAGGAGTGATACTACTATGAACGAAAAAGTATTGAACATGAAATTGCCCAAAGATTTGTACGAGCAAATAAAGAAAATTTCCGAAAACAAAAACATATCAATGGCGTCCCTGGTTCGCATGGTTATGACTGAATACTGCAATAAGGAGGTTGCGGAATGCCAAAAAGATTAAATCCAGATGATTATATCGGTAAGAGATATGGTAAAATGATTGTACTGAATATGCTTGACATTGAATATGGGAAAAAGAGAAAAGTTGTTTGTCAATGTGATTGCGGAACAGTAAAGTCGTGCGATATATCCGACCTAAGAAACGGAAAAATAATTAGCTGCGGTTGTGCCCATAATGGATGCTATTTCAAGCACAATAAAACAAATGCCAGGATATACTATACATGGTCAAGCATGATGCAGCGTTGCCACAACTCGAACGCTAGGGCTTATAAGAATTACGGTGGGCGCGGAATCCGAGTTTGCGAAGAATGGCATGATGCAGAATCATTTATCAAGTGGGCCATGGCTAATGGATACTCTGACGATTTGACGATAGAGCGAAAGAACGTAAATGGAAATTATTGCCCAGAGAATTGTATCTTTGCCACAAGGATGCAACAAGCTCGGAATACACGCGTTCGTCACGATAATACATCTGGAACGCCGGGCGTATATTATCGAAAAGAAAATGGGAAATGGCGTTCTGCAATAGGGGTTGACGGTAAATTCATTTGGCTTGGTTCGTTTGACACGGAAGAAGCTGCCGCCCTTGCCCGAAAAAAGGCTGAGTTGAAATATTGGGGCAAAGGTTAAATTATAGGCGCTCAAGATGTTCATTTATTTTCTGTAGCTCTGAAATCATCGTTGCCGTGTTCTCGGCGTTTCGCTTGGTATTTTCAAGATTTTCGCTAGTCAAGGCGAGTGTTCGTGTGTTGATGCCTAGGTTTCGGACGGCCACCATCAATATAACGGCTGTTAATAAAGAACCAAACCAGCCGCCGAACGCGCCCAGGATAGCAATATCATCTGAATTCGGTTGGTTCCTCTGCGGCGGCTGTATCATTTTTAGCCACACCGCCCTTACTTGTAAAATTGCCCACCATCTTTTCTACTTCCGCGCCTGCGCCATTTAAGAATTTCGTGAGCTGTTCGCGCCGCTTTGGGGATTCCAAAAGCATTCCGGCATACGTGAAAAGAAGTGCTTGCAATGGTATCATTTATATCACCTCGTTTTTCCTTGTATTCATGCGGTTTTTATGGTATAATATATGTGCGGCAGGGTGGCCACCCTGTGGGTACGTCTAACCCGCGTACCCTTTCCGCTTAATTTATGGGTAGGAGGTTATTTTTTATGGGTAACTATACGGTTTATATGCATACTTCTCCAAGCGGAAAGCGATATGTTGGGATTACCGGAACGAGCATAGCGAGACGTTGGAATAATGGACACGGCTACAGCCCACAACAATATTTTTACAGGGCAATATTGAAATATGGATTTGACAGTTTCCAGCATGACATATTGTTTCGGGGACTAAGCAAAGAGGCTGCTGAATTAAAAGAGGTTGAGCTAATTTCGCTATACAAATCTAACGATCCAAAATTCGGATATAATATTGCTAATGGTGGGCATCATGCTGGAATGCATTCAGATGCAAGCCGAGAAAAGATGAGCATATCTCGAACAGGATTAAAGTGGTCAAATGAAAGCAAAATGAAGGCAAGTAAGTCTCATACGGGAAAGAAAAATTCAGAAGAGCATAATAAAAATATAGCCGTTAGCAAAATAGGAAATACACACGGGAAAGGCAATAAGGGGAAAAAATATTCTGCCGAGATTTGTAAAAAAATGGGCGAAAATCGAAAAGGCAGAAAGCATTCAGATGATACCAAGTTAATGATGAGCATCGCCCGCCAAGGGAAAAAGCATACTCATGCAAAAGCCGTAATGCAATTTGACTTACAAGGGAATTTCATAAGGCGGTTTGATTATATGTCCGAGGCTCAAAAATCTTTCGGATATATTCAAGCTAATATAAGTAGATGTTGTAAGGGTGAGCGAAAAACTGCGCATGGATTTATCTGGAAATATGCTGATCGTGAAGATATGGTGGGATAATAAAAAATAGACGGGAGGGTGCAATCGCCTTCCCGTCTTTAGCTTTTAACGGGAAAGCCGAACGAATGCTATAACATTTGTAGATTTAGCAGAAGCAACAGTCGTCCCGGTCGCGTCTGCCTTCTCGTTCGCGAAAACGTTCGCCGCAATTAAACTGCCGCTGAGAGCACGCATCCACGGTTTGCACCCAATGAGGGACAGCCGAAGGCTTGCGCTCAAGCTCGCGCTCGATCGCACCAAATTTGCAGCCCAGTTGTTCTTTCAGCTCTGCAAACATGCCACCGATGAAGAGTTGAGATTTCTGCTCCTGGATAATCATATCTCGTTCAATCAGCTTGCGCTCCAGATTTTGCTCCAGAATCTTGTGCTGCTCCAGAATACCGGCATCGCGGGAAGTGACCACATCCTTGTCGATCTGGCAATTCGACACGCAGCAACACGGACTGGTGAACCGGCTACGCAATTCGTCGAAATCCCTGTCGTGATCTCTGCCGTGTCCGCATTCTCCACGGCCAAACAGGCCGCCGCCACTGAACACAGCGAACAGAATCAAAAG